TTAACTTGCTGAATGTCTGAAGACAGAGGAGTACGTCCGGCATTTTTTTCCTTATCTGTTTCCAGATATTCCGGAACCTTTACACTTCCACTATAGAAGATAGGTTTGAGCATATGTCTCCTGAATATTTACGAATAATATAGCATTCACTTTCGATAAAGTATTCTTTGTTACAATCATTATATTTCTTTTATGTAACAGGCTGATATTTAAGATTTTTTCCGGTCAGCACAGCCTTGCAAAGTGCAAATAAAGCACACTAATAATTTCATAAAATACTTAGTCTACCCAGTATCGCAGTCAATAAATCATCAGCTTTTATTAACATATTATTCTAATAATAACAATAAATCTGGCAAGGTACTTTCAAAAAATATCCAAACCACACATCATAAAGAAAACCACTGCAATCAAATTTTTTCATAAAAAATTATTTGTTTGATTATATAACTGGTAACATTAGATTGAGAATTACTTTGTTTTTGTATAAGGATTGAGCACCATCAAAACCGGTAACTATCACCCCATAGTCGCGATGCTTCTTGCGCCAGCAGAGCCATGGCTGACGTTATGCAGCCCGTTTGCCGTCTGGCTTTTCGGGGCTTTTTTCCCAGTATTTGTAGCTGCTGCGATGAACCCCGAACACGTGGCAGTGTGTGACTACGGGATACTGCGCTCTGGGTTTCCCGATTAACGAGAGCTGTTCAGAGAGTCTGACATCAGGAGCGCGGTAGCCTTCCTGAGAAACGCCCGGTTCAGGCACATAATTCAGGATCCTGCTGGAGAGAGTAACCCAGTGATTTAGCTCTTCGCTTAAGCCCATCGAGTACGCGACTACGGTAGCGCTCTTCATAATAATCTGAGCCAGAATCGACATATTTCTGACCATACTTCAGGGCATTGTAGAACAGTATTGCCCGTTTTCTTGCTGTTGCAGTGACTGCTTTTGCTTTCCCGATACGTGATGATAATCGACGATAAAAAGCGCTCAACGCGGTATCGCTCCGGCCAATTGTTGTGGTTGCCAGCCTGAGTGCCGCAGCAATTCGACTGGATGAACGCCGTGTTTTCGAGGACAACACTTTTCCACCGGAGATCTTATTTCCCGGGGACAAACATAGCCACGAGGTAAAATGGCTCGCATCCGGCCAGCGGTTCATGTCAGTACCGCATTCTGCAATGAATTTTAGTGCCAGATAAGGTCCGAACCCATGTATCTGTGTTAGATCTGCACCTGTCATTTTCCAGAGTAATGGTCTGACATCAAAGGAAAGCTGATTGGGTTGCGTTGTACGATGTCTGGCGGAGGGCAATACCCCTTCCGGCTCTTCAATTCCGGTACTGAGCTGCAATAATGAGGTTTCGATTTGATCATCACATTCACGGATCTTTTCCTGGTAAAAACCGAAAAATGCAACCGACTGTTCAAGTGCAAAAAGATGCTCAGGCTGCCACTTCCCTGTCAGTGCCTGTCGAAGTACTTCTGGCGTCTTTTTACATCTCACATCACGATACTGGATCAACATTGAAGGATCGCGCTCACCACTGACGATTGAAAGACCGGTAACGCCAGAGATATCCGATACAGCATGATGTAATTGCACATTCATCTGCATCAGCGCCTTCTGCATATGTTGAATATGCGCAGCCCGGTATTCAGTCAGTCGTTCCCGCTGCCTCAGATACAGAAATGTCGTGTTCAGGTCTGAAACTGGCACGGAGAAGACCAAATGAATGCAGCTTCTGCAACCACTGGGCATCGTTGACATCGGTCTTGCGACCGGGAACATTTTTTGCGTCTCTTGCATTAACGAGGATCGCTTTGAAACCAGCAGCTTCAGGAATTTCAAAAGCAGGCAACCAGTAAATGCCGGTGGACTCCATGGCAATGGTCGTAATGTGACAGGTTTTGAGCCAGTCAGACATCCGCTGAAGAGCGCCAGTAAAATTTTGAAAAGTCCTGGCTGGCTCGGTGTCGGCATCAGGCGGTACGGCGACAACGTGGAACTCAGCGCCAATATCAACGCCCGCTGCATGAGGATGGACAATAGACATTCGGGAGGATTTTTTCATGGAAATCTCCTTGCTCATTTTCGATGCACGAAGGAGGGGACGACGGAGAAATCACCTTCCTGAACGGGATCAAAGTCACCACTGTCGGATCCGCCACAGTCCCTGAGCCATGTTTTTTACGGGGTCATACCACCAAAAGGCCGAGGGCTGCTTCCTTCGCTAAATTAGCCTGCCAACTTTTCTGGGGAGTTTCTGAGATTCAGGATGGGGTTTCACCCATGGACAGTTTTTTAATATGTCGTTTTCCATTTCAATGCGTTGTCGCTTTTTCTTCAACTCGCGTATTTCAATTTGTTCCAGGATAGTTCGTTATTCAAAGGGCTATGCCAGCGCAACCGAAAAAGCACGCTGCTTTATTGATGCTGACCATATGGCAGCTCGCTCATTTTTCAATATTGGTACACTGGATACGTGATTTCCGCCATACCGGCGATAATTCCTGTGGTCTGGTCGTTAACACTGGCTGTGATGGCCTTTTCCCTGAAATGCAGCGCCACGGCATTCAGCAACTCATCCGGTTTACGATTACCGATGAATGAGGTTGATATCTGTTCGCTCATCCCTGGCTGCTGCCCGGACTGGCTGTCCTGCTGTTGCTGCCCTCCCGTTTTAACCGGACCATACACAGTAATACAGCCGCCAAGACAAAGTGCGGCAGTGGTGGCTAATATACGGCGCATAGTCATTACCGATAATAAAGCGTTGTACAACCAGCGAGGGACACACATACCAGGGCCAGTACGAATAATTTTGCCTTCATTAATTTTCCTTGTTATCAGGTTTCAGTTCTGCCCGGTCACTTTGTCCCAAGTACGTTCGCATGTGCTTCCGGCGACATAACGCTCATCAGCCTCTTTTGCGAACTTTCCCGCCAGATCGTCAGCTTCGCCAAGCAACTGGGCGAGCAGTATTCCGGTCTCGGCTTTTGCCTGGCTTGCTGCGGCAAGAGCGGAAAGCCTGCCGGTTTCACTTCCTGCAAGTTGCCGTTGTACTGCTGCGAGCTGCTGTTGCAGCCCACCGCGAGCACGCTCAGCAGCATCAGCATCGGCCTGTATTTTTGCCAGTTCTTCATCGGCTCTTTTCCGTTCTTCATCTGCGGCGTGCTGGCGACGCTGCTCTTTCGCTCTTTCGGTTACTTCTTGCTGCAATGCGGCGGTCGCATCGGTAAGGTCTCGTTGCGCCCACTGGAATTTCCAGGATGAATCTGCCTTCTGATAACCTCGTGAATAACACCAGTACGCACCAGCACATAACAAAAAAGCCACCAGCAGTATTTCTGCTAATGGCTTCCAGAATTTTTTAAGCAATTTCAGCAGTACTATCATACGGGCACCGATTTTGCTTTTTCAAAGCGCTCCCGCCGATCACCAATACCGTTCTGTCCTCCGTTGATTATCTGCGTAACGCGTACCATGTCGCCGGAGTATTTCAGACACCCTTTAGTCACAAAAAACCACGCTGCGGATCGGGCGGCATGACGTTCCAGCTCAAGCTGTCCCGGATTCGCCACCAGATCCAGTTTCAGGGCAACGCCACATCTGGTGTAATTCTCCAGCCCAGTAATCTGGATAAGCCCACGCCCGCGATACTTCCAACCATCTCCGGCGTCTTTGTTACCCATGCGGCCGCCATAAACCAGATTGGCTATTTGTGTCTGGTGGGCAACCTGGCGACCATCAATACGCCCCAGCATTTCGCACTGATAAGGCGTAAGGCGTTTACCAAACGTTTTTTTCAGCGCCTCCACCGAATAATTAAAGCTTTCCTTCAGAACAGTAAATCCTGCTGATTCATGTCCCGTTTGTGCAATGAACATGGCCTGATCCAGTGGTGCAGTAATACCGAATTCGCTCATTGCCGCCGTAATATGCGGATACCAGCGCGCAGAAAGCCCGGCGCTAATACCAGCCGCCTGCTGAAATTGTTGTTGATTCATCAGTGCCTCAGTGCATCGACCAGACGCGCCACATTACCGCGAGCCCACAGCACAGCGGCGCAGATAAGGATATTCACCATCACCACCAGCCAGTGGGATGATTCATATAGACCAAAAACAAACCGGAAAGGGACGCTGGCATATACCAGCACCATGACATAGGCCAGTAACGAAATCAGGGGGCGGTGTGTCGCATCACCGCGTCGGTAAAACATCAGAACGATGACTATTACCCCACAAATTACGGCATTCAGAACTGCAGAAGGGTCATTTGCTACCATCTGCTCCCCCTCCCCTGATACGAGAAAGAATACTGAACAGGCTGTTCAGATCCTGACTGTTAAGAAAAGTGAGAAACTTTATACACATTGCAGAAATAATCACTGCACCAAGTGCATCCAGTGGTTTTTCATAATGCGTTATTGCCGCAAGCTTAGTACCTATCAGCCCGGCGCCAAGCACTCCCACAATAAATGATGTAATAAAATAAGCGACCAGCCTGATGCGTCCGATGTTGGTTGCCGTGGCGACATAAAACACCGCGCCGGCAAAAGCACCGAATACCACACCATAATCAGTTCCGGTTGCCAGACCGAATACACTGGCCCCCATTAATCCACCAGCCAACACTGTCGCACTGGATACAG